AGCATGAGAGGGATGCCATGAATACCGGCAAGCTTGGCGGCCTCGTGAGCCATAAAGGCTAAATCCTCCATGCCGATACCATCGGCCAGCTGTGAGGCTTTGCGCTTGTACTTGCGTTCCCAGTTGACAATTACCATGAGGTTTGTCTTGACAACTTCTGGCCCGTTGCCCAGGTCTATTTGCATTGTTAGTTGCATTGTCGGCTGCTTTCTTTTTGGGGTTTAAGGCGCTGTGATGTCGCGCGTGAAGGTTCCGCCTTGGAAAGTGACCTCAATCATGCTGAGCTCACCGTAGGTGCCATTAATGGGCTGGAAGGATGCAAGAAAAGCATTTACGATTGTGTACTCAGGATTGCTAGCGGATTCGGCAGCGCCTGCAGGTGAAATAGTGATTTCTGTAGTGCCATCGCCGAGCAAGTCAAAGAGTGTGGCTTCCACAGAAGATGCGCCATAAGAGGCGTAGCAGGTTAAGACCACTTCACAGGATTGGAGGCCCTTAACGAACACATGGCCATTATCTCCAAAGCTCGTGCTTTCCAATGCGTCAAAGCCCACTGTAATTGCCGCCGCTGAGGTTACTGCAGTGACATCGACCTTGGCACCGCCAGTGGTTGGCGCCAGGTTTACTGTTGGATTCGTGAGGTATGTAGTTGAGCTGGTAGCCATGTTTTAACTCCTAGTTGGTAGGTGAGTCGGGGCACCTGTGCTTTGTAGATTATTGCAGATTTTTACGGTCTTTGTGTGCATCACAGATTCTGTGCTTGCATTCTGATACTGAGGTCATAAGCGGGGAACTCTTGCCCGCCGATTGAGGCCAGAGCTGGGGTACCGCTATTTACGCCTACATTTTTGCCGAGCAATGATGCTGAGATGGCAAGCAGTGGGCGCAGGGTGTCTAGGTTGCCTGGGCCAATGCCAATGATGCGCACTGGGAAAGTCATAGTAACTATGTGGTCATTTAGCGCTTCAAAGGATGGCGCGTCAATGAAACAACAGTTGCTATTTAGGTTCCTGGGGTCTGTTACAACCCTGAGCCCTGTGATGGTTGCCAGAGTGGTTGCCAGGTCATCTATGGCCTCGTTAAAAAGGTCTGTGTAAGCCATCAGGCCACCGCTGGGCGGTCAATGCCTAGAAGCTGCTTAACCATTGGCGTAAATGCGTTAGTCGTAATGGCTTGGCCCATTGAGTCAAAGCTTGCAAATTGGTCAATACTGCCACGCTGTCTGTAATACGCCCCGGCAAGCATGATGGTGCCAAGTGTGCAATCTCCTGAGGGAGAAGTAGCGAGCGCGTCAAAATAGCCCGCCTCTTGCCTGCGCCGATAGGCAACCTGATTACCAGCACTCACGCACTGAGCTAAGAATGTGCTCTCATCTGCCGTAGGGCTTGTAAGGCCGAGCCATAACTGCACTTGCGCACTGGTCACCCATGTGCAGGTTTGCGTGTAGACAAGCGAGCCTGGCGGGATTGCAGCGCTTCTCTCTAGAGCCGTATCAGCGTCATAAAACATGACCTGATTAGGCAGAGGCTGATTAGCGTCTAGCTCGATGTTGCCTTCAGTGTCTGTACCTATGTAAAGGTACTGGGGCAGGGCGTAAACAGTGTGAGTACCGTTTAGCCCATGCCCTAACCCGCTAAGGGTTATGGATTCACCGATAGCAATATCCGTGTTCTCAAGTGTCTGAACTACTGCGTAGTTGTCCAGGCGCTGATGAAAAATAACGCTGTAGGTAGCCATAGCGGTAACCCGCCTTTCTGACTAGGCCTGAGTAATTTTGCGAATCATTCCAGGGATTGCTGCGAAAGTTGACACATAGCCATGGAAACTCATTACGCGGCCCAAAACTGATGGTTCCTCTCGTGACATCAATCCACGGATAGACTCATACGCCTCATAGGCATCGCCTTGGCCTTGGCCTACTCGAGTGATAATCATTGTCTTTGCAGCAAAGTTGCTGTCTACGACAAGTTGCAAGCCGAGAGGCGTACCGTTCCAAGAGGTTGCATTTCCGCCGCCAAGTGCATTTTGGCCTGTAAGTCCAGCGCCAATGAATGGGAACACTGGGCGCCCGGTGGTGTCTGCGAGCTGTCCAAGCTGGCCCCACACATCAGGTGACACGAACATATGAGTAGGAGTCCAGTTACGGCCATTCGAGATGTCTACCGCTGAGTCATAAACGCTCTTGAGAAGGTCAGCTACTGTGCCATCCCATACGCCTGATGCTGAAGCTGCAGTAAGCAAGTTGTCAGCTACCAGGTTGTCACTGGTAATCATGTATTCACCCATGAGGTCATTGAGGATTAGCTGCATTGCTGCAGGGCTCGTGAAGTCGATGTCCTGCTGAGACAAGGTGACCTGTCCGGCAAGAGTTGTCTTCGTTACCGAGTTTGCTGCAATAACCATTGTGCGAGCGGTAACTGCTGAAAGCTCTGTGGACTGTGTGCCGACATCAGTGTGAGTGGTGATGGTTGGGCGAACGAAAGTCTTTTGCTGGCCTGAGTCAGGATAAGCGCGCATGCCCACTGCATCAGCCGTAGGCCTCAAAAAATTAAGGTCTTGCACCAATGGGCCGAGCACCGGAACTGGGAGCAGGCCCAAAGTGTCAGTGGTAAGCACATCGCCAGCCGCGGCCTGAAAGGCTGTGCGCTGTGAAGCTGTGTAATCGGCTACTGCTTTGTTCATGTTTGCGAAAGTGTCGCCACCAACATGATAAGCGGCCATGAATTCGCCAGCTGAAGGCAAAACAAAGTCACGCTTTGCAGCTGCAAAAATTGGCGTAGTTGGAATAGCTGCTGCTTCCACTACTTCTGGTGCTGGTGTCTTTTCCATGTCCTCTGTCTCCTCAACTTCGGTTGTATCTGGATTATTGTCTAGATTGTCGGGGTTTTGGTGGATGCTTGCCATAACTTTTTCAATGGTAGCACCCGAAAACGCTGGCTGAGGCACAAGGCTGAGCTCCTGCCATTCAGCCTGAGTGATGACCATCACGCCGTTTTCGTCATAGGTAAATTCTGTGGCGCTGATTCCTACAGACACTGAATCGAGTACGCCATCTGTAGCAAGCGTTAAAGCTTCATCACCAGCAACAGTGCTGGAAATACGAGCCTCAAAAAGCATGCCTTCTGGCGTGTCTTGGCGAGCAGTCACAAGGCCTACAGGCTGGGTACTGTCGTGGTACATGTAAAGCTTTGGATTCTTGCCATCTTCAGGCAGTGAACCTGGGGCAAGCATAATTTCTGTGCCATCACTTACGCGGGCAACGACATTATAAGGTGCTGCAATACCGGTGAGGGTGCGCCTTGGCGTACCGTCTGGCGCTGCTGCATCGATTGAAATAGAGCTGGCATTAAAGCGAATCATGCTAATTCCTCCTGGGTATTTTCTTCTGGCATGTCGGGATAGTCCATCTTGTCGGCAATTTCATTTTCTACTAAAAATTTTTCTGTATCAAACTCGACAAAGGTTCCTCTTGGCAAAACATTATTTTGGCTGAGCGTAGATGCCAAGCATGAGGCGTAGGCCTGTACTCCAAAAATGTAAAGGTCATTGCGGGCCTGCTCTGAGCTCTGATATGAATAAGCGCCAGTGCTTACGCCCACGAGGTATGGCGGCACATTTGTAAGCCTTGCGCACTCCAGAGCCTGATAGTTAGCGGCGTCAATTAAAAGCATCTTGTCAGGGGTTGCCGTTGTCTCTGTGTAGCTAAGAAACTCATTTAAAGCAGCGGTCTGGTTAGTTGCTCGTGCGGCATTAAATGCACTTGCCAGGTCTGCAAGCTCGGAAGCGCTCAATGGCTCGCCACCTGTTTGCTTTAATACGCCCGCTGGGATAGAGCTCTCGGCATTGCGATAGCGCGCAGCCTCAAGCTTTAATGCTGTGGCTACTGTCTGCTCAGACATGTAAACAATGCCTTGAATAGGGCTTAGGAATTGCACGAGGTCTGCTGGGTTTATCATATTTCCTAAGAAATAGACCTCTTTAGAAGGGGAATACCAGACGGGGCCTGCCTGGTCTGGCGTGGTTACAGCACCGGCAGGGATGCGCGTAAAGGATGCAGGAAAGCCATCTTGTGTGCGTGAGGTAATCACCCAGAAAGCGCGGCCGTAAAAGAAAAGGTCATCAAATGTCCAGGCCATGAGAAAGTCGTAAGTAACTGATGGGTCAGGCTGGCGCAGCCACGAGCGGGGCGCCAAGTATTCCTTTTCCATTTCTTTTTCGGAATCGTTCCAGCGTTCGTTATACATACGCAATGGAAGCGAGGCAATGACAGAAGCCATGAGGTCACGAGCCCTCGAGATGGTGGCTACGCTCATTGCACGATTGCGGGCCTCGCCCTCGTAATAGCCGTAGTACTTGCCCACCATGTTTACGCCAGCCATGTTGGATGAGTAGCCACCTGCTGCAGCTGCTTTAGCCTGCGCTGGTGCTGGGCTCACAGCCGC